TCGATGTTCGACAACGCGGCGAACCTGCCGGCCGAGACCGTCGAAGCGTTGAGCCGCAAGCCGGAGTGGTGGAAGCGTTGGTTCATCTATCCCTGTTGGGAGCCACTGAGTGAACGCGCCGGCGAGCCCGTCTTCGAGGATCACTTCGACTTCGACCTGCACGTCTCGCCGGATCCGGTGACCCCTGTCCCGGGCTGGCCGCTCATCCGCGGCTGGGACCTGCCCGGACCCGTCGCGGTGGTCTGGTTCCAGGTGCTGCGCAACGAGTGCCGCGTGCTCTACGAGCTGCAGGCTGAACCTGGTGACGCGATCGAGCAGGTCAAGCAAGTGGTCAAGAATACGCACAACACGCTGTTCCCAGGCTTCGCCTGCACGGATTACGCGGATCCGGCCGCGTTCACCAAGTCGCCCACGGACCAGAAGACGTGTGCCGAGCTGCTGCGGCCGGAGATCCAGCTGCTGCCGGGCGAGCGCACCATTACGGGGCGGCTGGAGGCGGGCCGGCTGTGGATGGATCGGCTCAACCACAGCAAGCCGGCACTCTCGATCGACCCGCGCTGCCGCATCCTGATCGGCGGCCTGGCCGGCGGCTACGCCTGGAAACAGTCTGCCGGCGTGCTGCTCCCGGAACCGCAGAAGAACGAGTACAGCCACGTGATTGACGCCTGGCTGCACGGGCTCGCGCGCGTGAGCGCACTGGGCGACCTCGGCCCGGAATCGGAACGCGAGATCATGGGGCCGCGCGTCTTCGGGCCGCGGGACGAGCTCTGATGGCGCGCGACCTGAGCGACGTCCTCCACGACTTCCATGACCTGTACCTCGAGCTGGTGATGCTGGTCGGCACGCCGTTCAATGCCGAACGCGCGGCGGTGCTGATGGACCGGCACAAGAAGCTGCGGCTGGAACTGAAGGAGTCGTACTGGGCGGCGCGGCGGAAGGGGATTGACCTGCGCGGCCTCGAACTGCCGTACTCGGTCTACTAGACGCGGAGGTGAGGCATGAGGATCCTTGGGATCGACTTCACCAAGCTGTCTGGCCGACAGTTCCTGATTGTGCAAGTGTTCACCGCGGTCGAGACGTACGCGCTGGGGAAGTGGTTGGAGATCCTGTTCCCCAGCGCGATCGGGATGCTCGAGCCGCGACAGGGGCTACTCGCGGCGATCTTCCTGTACGTGGTGTTGGACATTGAGCATTTGCTCGCGGTCGTGACGAAGGACAACTAGCAAAGCTGGCCGCAAAAGCGAGCGCCTGCGCACTATCCCCCCGGATAGTCCGACCAACAGCGAGCGTGGGGCGGCCAGCACTCTGAGGAGGGACCACAGATGCAGGTGACGGTGGGGCGGATCGTGCAGTATCGGTTGTCGGCAGACGACACCTTGCGTATCACGCAAATGCGAGGCAAGAGCCCCGATCATGGGGGCAATCCCCATGATGTCGGCCAGGTGGTGCCGTTGGTCGTCGTCGTGGTGTGGCCCAACGAGCATGGGCCGAATTACGACGGCGTCAACGGCCAGGCGTTCCTCGACGGCAACGACACGCTGTGGATCACCAGCGCGAAGGAAGGCACGCAGCCGGGGCAGTGGAGTTGGCCCGAGCGCGTGCCTGAGACGGCAGCAGCGTGACGACACGCGAGGTGAAGTTGCTGCTGGCGGCCGCCGGCGTCCTGCTGGGGACCGTGGTCACCCTCGGTTTTGTGACGGCCGCCACGCAGCACTGTGGCACGGAACGCTGGGACGTCAAGACGCTGACGGACCTGTCGGCGACCTCCCGGCTGCAGACACCGCCGATCGCCGCGACGGTGGAAGACCTGGTCAAGCGGCCGGTGCCGGGGCCGATCCAGCTGCACACGCCGCGGTACCCAGACGAACGGCAGGAATACGTCGTGGCCGCGGATCTGGTGGAAGCTAAGCTCGAGGATGATCGCGACCTCCACGTCGTCATGACCGGCGCGAGTCGCGACTGGACCATGATTGCCGAGTTCCCGGATCCGCGGTGTGTGGGCAACAGCGTCTACCGGCCGATGATCGCCCACGCGCGGCGGGTCTTTGTGAGCAGATACGGCATGCCGCCCTCGACGCATTTCGTCTCGCTGGGCTATCGGATGGCGCGGCTGACCGGCGTGCTGTTCTTTGACGTGCTGCACGGGCAGCACGGGGTGGCACCGAATGGCGTGGAGCTGCATCCGGTGCTCAACTTTGAATGAGGAGACGGCGACCATGAAGATTCCGTGGGAACGCTATGCGCTCGCGTTTCTGGGGATCGTCCTCGGTGGTGCGATCGGTACGACCATGACCCACACGCCGCTGCTGCCGGCAATCGGGACGGTCGGGACGGCGCTGGTTGGCGGGTACCTGTTCTGGCTGGGTGCGAGCTACATCAAGTTCGCGTAGGGAGGTCGTGACCATGAAGGCACGGCGGCGGATCCAGCAGGCAGTGCATCGCAAGGCGGCTGCGGATACGCGGATGGGGACGCATCCCGTGCGGGCGACGGCGCGCGCCGCGCGAGTGGTGCGACGCGATCGCCGGCGGTACCAGGATACGGGCGAACCGGACGACGGCATCCCGCCGATCGAAACCGATGGCATGCCGGCCACCGTGCCGCTGCGCGGGGTCGTGTGATGATCCTGCTCGCGTTCGACGTGGATGGGACACTCTCGACGTCGGCCGGACCCGTGCCATTTGACCTGCTGCTTGTTCTGGGGGATGAGACGTTGCCCGCGGTCGCGGTCGCGGTCGTGAGCCCGAGCGCCGCGTGGCCGAAGGACAAGTTCCCGTGGTTGGATCGCGCGACCGGCAATCGGGTCGCGGATCTGCGGCACTTCGTCGACGAACATCCCGGCGCGTTGGTGCGCCTGTACGTGTCCGACAACAAGGACTACCAGGTCGCCGCGGCCGCAGGGTTTTGCTACATCGAAGCGGCGGAATTCGCGAAGGGAATCGTGCCCTGAGATGCCAGGCGCGAACTGGGTCACCATCCCGAAGTTTGACGCGCAGGGTGACCCGGATCGGCGCCACAAGCGCCTAGTCGAATACGCGCGCCGCCTGGTGCAGATGTCCGAGACCGTGCTGGCCAGCCGCTGGGACCAGTGGCAGGAGACCGACCGCCGCATGCGCGCGTTTGTCGACGTCACGGAATCCGATCGGATCACCGGCCGCGCGCGCCGGCCGCACGACGTCAAGCTCGTCCTGCCGCTCTCCTACGCGATCCACTACAGCTTGCTCACCTACTACTTCACCGTGTTCACCGCCAAAGACAAGCTCTTCCCGCTGGAAGGCCGCACGATCGACAGCGTCAAATCCGCGCAGCTGATGGAAGAAGTGCTCGACTACGACGTCCAGCGCCAGAACGCGGAGCTGGTGCTGTACGCCATGCTCAACGACGCCCTGAAGTACGGCATCGGTGCCATCCAGGACGAGTGGTACGAGGAGTGGACGCTGCGGACCACGCATGAGCGCGAGTCCGTGTCGCTGTTCGGCGTGGAGCTCGGCAGCCGGCGCACCAAGACGCGGAAGTGGGAACGCACGTACAACGGCAACCGCACCAAGAACATTGACCCCTACACCTTCCTGTGGGATCCGCGCGTGCCCGCCGGCCGGCATCAGGACGGCGACTTTGTCGGGTTCAGCTGGTTCGACAGCTGGACGCATCTCAAGCACATGCAGAACGCCGACAAGTACCAGAACGTCGACGAGCTCGAGGCGTGGTCGCGCGAGAAGGCGATGGAGACAATGGCACAGTCGGCGCGCTGGGAGGCGCTGGGCCTGCCGCTGGTCTTCGATCAGCAGCTCGACGAGGACGACAAGGGCTTCGTCTACGGCGTGACGCTGTGGATCCAGCTGGTACCCAGCGACTGGGACCTCGGGCTTGGTGACGACCCGGAAATCTGGGTCCTCACGATGGGCAATTACGATACCATCCTGCGCCTGCAGCGGTGGGAGTACGACTACGGCACGTTCCCCACCTCAGTCATCGAGCCGCACTTCGATGGCTACTCTCCGCTCAACCAGGGCGCGACCGAGATTGTGCAGCCGCTGACCGATCTGATGGACTGGCTGATGGGCGCACACCTGGCCAACGTGAAGAAGGCGATCAACGACAGCTTCGTGCTTGACCCCTCACGGATCAATACGGAGGACCTCGAGTTCAGTGGGCCGGCCAAGTGGATCCGCCTGAAGCGGAACGCGTGGGGCACCGACGTCCGCACCGCGATCACGCAGCTGCAGGTGCAGGACTTCACGCGCCAGCACGTTGCCGACGTGCAGCAGATGATGGACTGGGTCATCCGGGCGACCGGCGCGCTGGATCCGATGCTCGGCATGCAGCCGCGGACCAAGCAGCAGGCGACCGTGTTCAGCGGGCTGGTGCAGATGGCGGCCGCGCGGCACAAGGTCGGCGCGCGTCTGATGTCGCAGATGGGCCTGCTGCCCTGGGCCCGGCGCCTGGTCAGTAATATCCAGCAGCACCTGGACGAGGACACGTTCGTCAAGATCACCGGCACCAAGGCGCGGCAGTGGGGTCTGGATCCCTACGAGCGGCACATCCTGCGCGTGACGCCCGAAGACATCCAGGGCCAGTTCGATTTCCCGGTCCACACCGGCGACATCCCCCCGGATCCCGGGCGCAACGCGGAGATGTGGAAGGGCGTGCTGGAGACCATCGCCAAGATCCCGGCACTGGCACAGCGGTTCGACCTTGTCGAAATCTTCAGGCAGCTTGTGTACAGTACCGGGATTCGGAACATTGATGCCTTCCTGGTGAAAACGCAAGTGATGCCCGACGAGCGCGTGATGCAGATGCTGCAGCAGGGTAATCTCAAGCCAGCCGCGGAGGTGCTACGTGGCAACGGAGGCCAGACCGGACCAGGGCCAGGAGCCGAAGCCGGGCCCGGAGGTGGTCGACGCGCACTCCCTGCGTCAGCTGCTGGGGCATCCGGGCTGGGCGCTGTACTCCAGAGTCTTGGAGTCCAAGCGCGTGGAGCTGGAGCGTGAAGTACGCGACGCGGTCCGCGGCGGCCGGTTCGGCGAGGCGGCCCTGAAGCAGGCGATCGTCGACACCATCGCGGATTGTCTGGACGTCCCCCGGAACGAAGCGGCCGATTTAGAGTTGACAGTCCGGCGGCGCGAGAGGGAAACTATTGACGTTGTCGAACGCGAGCTACGACGTCAACCCGGCTAGCACGTCCCCCTGCGGGGGGTACAGGAGAGCTGGGGTGGCGGGCGTCCCTACCGAGACGATCCTGCGGGATCGCGGAAGCCGGAGGGCAGAGACCATAAAGGAGCAGGCCAGGCCGATGCTAGTAGATCGTCCACTGCGGACACCACTGCTGCCGATCGCAGGTGGCGAGGATCCACCGGATCCAGATCCTGCGGATCCGGGGAATCCTACGCCGCCGGCCGATCCGGTCGCAGAGCTGCGACAGAAACTGGCGGAGCGGGAGACCGAGGCCGGCAACTTGCGTGGCGAGCTCGCGTCGCTGCGCAGCCGGCTCGATGCGGCCGAGGTGCGTGCTAGTTACGTGCCGACGCCGGATACCGGCCGTCCAGGCGAACTCGGCAAACCGGATCCACTGCGCGAGTACATTATCCAGGGCATCCCCGAAGCGGAGCGCGTCGCCCCCACGATCGACACATTTGTCCAGGTCGTGCGCAAGATGCAGCCGGTCTACGCGCAGTACACCACAGATGCCCTGACGCAGCACGAACAACAGCGGCAGCTCGACGAGGAGTTCTGGGTGGCGCTGGGGCAGAAGTGGGACAAGCCCTGGCGGACGTTGCGCAAGCGCCATGCCAAGATCGTCGACGAGCTGACGAAGATGGAGCTGTTCAACGTGCCGCCAAATCCCGCGCAGGGGGTCAAAGGGGTGCTCAAGTCCGAGTTCCAGAACAACCCCGATCGCGCGGTGGAGCACATCATCACGGCGCTGGAGAAGCGGCTGGCCGGTGGGGCGGAAGACGTCCCGCCGACGAAGCCGGGTCAGCGTGCCGTGACCGGTGAGCCCACCCGTGCCCGATTGCCGGCCGCAGAGGTCGAAGCGAACCGCAAGGAAATGGACGATCTGCTCAAAGCCACCGGACAGGGGCGATAGCCCCCGACTGATCCTGGCCTCTCCCACCTTGTGCAGGAGGGAGAGACGCCATGCCACTAGCGGCCCTCGGGCTGCGCGGTTCTGGATCCTACAGTGCCGCCGAACGCCCACAGTCCTGGCGCGAGATGATCCTCGCGCTCTTCCCCAACGGGAAGGCCCCATTGACCGCGCTGCTCAGTAAGCTGCGCAGCGAGCCGGTCGACGACCCGATCTTCAACTGGTTCGAGAAGGACGTCCCGGTCCAGCGCGTGCTGTGTACGGCGTCGTTCACCAACGTCGCCACGACGCTGACCGTGGCGGACTCCACACCCTTCCGCGGCGGGCACGTGATTATGGACGAGCTCACCAACGAGAAGATGTTGGTGACCGTCGACCCGCCCAGCGGCACGACGCTGACCGTCCAGCGCGGCTTCGGCACGACCGCGGCCGTCGCGAGCTCCGGGACGGCGGATCCGCTGCTCATCATCGGCAACGTCAACGCCGAGGGTGCCGCGGTCCCGAGCGTGGTGTACTACAGCCCGACCAACCCGTTCAACTACACCCAGATTTTCCGGACGCCGCTGTACTTGACCCGCACGGCGCTAAAGACGCGCCTGCGGACCGGCAACGCCTATCAGGAAGCCAAGCGCGAGGCGCTCGAGCTGCACGCCATCGAGATGGAGAAAGCGTTCATCTTCGGCGAGCAGTTTACGGGCACCGGCACCAACGGCCAGCCGCTGAAGCAGACCGGCGGCATCATCAGCTTCCTGGGCGCGGATGCGACGTTCACGAACGTCTGGGACTTCAGCAGCACCACCTTCAACACGGCGAACTGGGAGAACACGCTAGAAAACGTGTTCCGCTACGGCTCGAGTGAGAAGCTGCTCCTCGCCGGCAGCACGCTCATCAACCAGCTCAACCAGCTCGCCAAGAAAGTGTCCGTGATGAACATCGTGCCGGGCGAGGAATCCTACGGCATGAAGATTTACGAGTGGCTGACGCCCTATGGGACGCTGTACCTCAAGCTGCACCCGCTGTTCAGCATCCACCCGACGTTCAAGTCGTTCGGCCTGGCGGTCGACCTGGACAAACTGGTCTTCCGCTACATCGACGACACGACGTTCAAGCCCAACATCCAGACGCCGAACATCGACGCCCGGATGGACGAGTTCCTGACTGAGGCGGGGCTGGAGGTCCAGCACCAGAAGGCGCACGCCTACATCAAGAACGTGACGACGTTTACACCGTAGTCTGACGCACACCCGGTTGGAGCGTGTACGCGACGCTCCAGCCGGGGACACTCTGCCAGGGGGGCACACACGCCCGAGAGAGGAAGGGACGACCCTGAATGGCGGAGCAACAGGTCCTGGCGCTGCTCACGAAGTTCCGGACATCCGGCGGCGGCGTGGGCGCGTCGATCAACACGTTCGGCATGCGCCAGTACACGGTCGCCTTCTACCTGACGGTGGGGACCGGCGCGACGCCGGCGAGTTGCACGGTCAAGATCCAGTTCAGCTCGCAGAAAGGCACCGATGGCACGATTCAGTGGATCGACCTGGCGGCACAGGTGGCGATGTTCACCGTCTCGCTGGCGACCGGCACGGCGTTCAACTACGCGTTCGTCAATACGCCATTGGTGAAGCTGCGGGCGAACGTGACGGCATATGTCCAGGCCACCAACGGAGACGATTTCCTCAACGTCGACCTGGTGGCGCAGCGGTAAGCGAGGAGGCAGTCGATGCCGAAGTTCATCTGCAACTACATCCCGGCGTACGCGGTGGGCCTGGGTGGCAAGATGTACCAGTTCCAGTACGGGATCCTGGAGCTCGAGGAAGGCCCGGATGCGGCTGATCTGCGCCGGCATCCGTGGTTCGGCACGCACATCTTCGAGCAGGGCGCCGAGCCCATCCCGGACGCCGCGCCGCTGGAGCCTGAGCACGAAGACGCGAGCAGCGCGGTGGCGTTTCAGGATCAGACTGGGGCGTGGCGGTGCCGTGAGTGCGGGGACGCGTCGCCGATCTTTGTCTCCGAACGCGCGGTGCAGCGGCATTGGGAGAAGCAGCACAAACCGGCTGCGAATCTCATCAAGACGAGGTGATCTGAGATGGCACGCGGAGGCAAAAGTCTACGACTTCGTGGTGTGACGCGGCAGGCGAACCAGCCGCCGCAGCATCGGTCGCTGCCCCAGATGCGGGACATGCACTACGTCCCGATGATCGAGGAGCAGCACGCCGAGCCGGCCTACCACTACGAGAAGAACGAACGCTTCTCGAAGGGGTTCGCCGCGTTCGAGACGCCGGCCAACGCGCACTACACCGACCTGCTCATCAAGGCGCAGCCGCGTGAGGGTGTGCCGCTGCCGGCGTTCCCCGACGTGCGGGGCAAGGTGACCACGATCGACAACACGCGCGGCGTGCAGATGAAGCTGGGTGCGGGCAAGCGGACGCAGGTCGGGTTCGAACGCCACCCGTCCAGCAACATCACGCGCGGGATTCCGGCCGCCGGCAAGCGCGGCCGCGGCGCACGCGGGTACGTGAACGTGAAGGGCAAGCGCGGCCGCAAGGGATCCTAAAGGAGGCGGCTCATGCCGCAGCGACGAGGCAATAAGCCGCGGTCGACCGTCGTCCGCGGCCAGGAAGGTGAAGCGCGCGGCCCGCGGCTCACCCGTGCGGGCGCGTCGACCGAAGGCGACGTGCGCCGAGCAGAGCAGCGCGCGATCGACTACAAAGAACAGCGCAAGACGCAGCGCGACGAAGTCCCGATGGGGCTCGCGTACGGGGGCAGCCACCTGCCCTACGGGGAGAAGGCGGCGGAGTTCGACTACCCCCACGGGTACGAAGCCGAGCAGTACGTCAACCAGTTCAGCAACTACAAAGGCGGCATGGAGTTCCGGACAACGGAAGTCAAGCACGTCAAGAGCCACATGGACATCCTGGATCTGGAACCCAAGGTGCCGCCGCGGGCGAAGAACACTAGCCGAGGGAGGGCGCAGTAGCCGATGCCTAACATCCTGGGGCAGGTCATTACGGTGACGGCGTCGCCGTTCACCTATCGCAACGCCAATACCGGGGTCGTGGAGCACATCATGATTTCCGGCGGGACGGTCTCCCTCGTCCAGATTGTGGAGGAAGGGATCAAGCGCACGCTCAACACGATCGGGATCATCTCGCTGAACCCTGGGGCCGCAATCGTTGTGACCTACAGCGTCGCGCCGACGATGACGAAGATCCTGGGAGACCTCATCACCGCGGCGTTTTAGCACACGGAGAGAGGAGTCACCATGTCGATCGGATCGTTCTTCCCACTCGGCGTCGGCTACACGCCTGGGCTCGCACCGGAGGTGCGACCGGTTGCGGTCGTCGTCATCGACGCGAACGTCACGTGGACCGTGGCGCAGATTTTCAGTGGGTACCTCCGACGTACGCTGACCGCCACGGCGCGCACGGATACGACTCCGACGGCGGCCGCCATCGTCGCTGCACTCCCACAGGACATCAAGCTCCTCAACGCGTCCTGGTACCTCGAGGTGACCAGGACCGACGCGGCCGGCGTTGCCTTGACCGTGGCCGGCGGCACGGGCGTCACACTGACCGGGACCGCGACCATCGCGGCGACGACGAACCGCACCTTCCTGTTCATCGTGACCAACGTCACGCCTGGCTCGGAAGCGATCACGATGAATAGTATCGGCGCCTCGGCGTTATAGGATCCGCCGATGCCGCAGACGCCCAAGGGCCGCAAGATCCTGGCGTCGATGCAGCGGCAGTACGGGCCCGAGCGCGGCAAGCGCGTCTTCTACGGCAGCATCAACAAAGGCACGATCCACGGGACCGGGACGCGGACTGAGGCGCGACGTCGACGGAAGCACAGACGCTCCGCCGCCTAACAGGCGCGTCCCTGTTGGTGAGCGATGGCGACGGTCGACGACCTCATCGTCCAGATCAAACAATACTTCAACCGGCCGCAGTGGTTTGACGGCAGCGGGGCGGATGTTACGGCGACCGTGCTGCCGCTGTTCGTCAACCAGGCGGTCCACATCCTGGAGCGCAACCTCGTCACGCCGTTTCAGACCTTCTCCTACCAGCTCACGCTCGCGCCCAACGTCCAGCAGTATCTGCTGATCCCCAGCGGGACGCCGGCGGTCTCCTACCGCAGCACACGCGGCATCACGATCCCGTTTCAGTCGGGCCTGGCCAGTGGGATTGGCGCGCGCGTGTTCCTGCAGCCGCACGTGCAGGCGCGCGAGAAGTGGCAGCTCCAGAAGCAGGTCACCGCCAACCTGCAGAATACCGGGCCGCCGGAGGACTACTCCGTGTTCTGGGCCCCCACGCTCACGCCGGCGCAGCCGGGCTACTGGTTCTGGCCGGTCCCGAACAAGGCGTACGTGCTCAACATCGACCAGCTGCAGTGGATGCCGGATCTGGTGGCGGCCCAGGGTCCGCCGCAGGCGAACTGGTTTACCCAGAACCTGCCGGACCTGGTGTTGTGGGAAGCTCTGAAGATTGCCGCGTTCTTCCTGGAGGACCAGAAGAAGTACGATCGCGCGAAAGCCGCGCGCGACGAGGCGTGGAAGACCGCGCAGGCGAGTGTGGCGGATCTCGCGTTCGACGAGGAAGGCGCCGCCGCCGCAATGGTGGAGCCGGGATAACCCATGCCAGGACCCTTCACCTGGGACATCACCAACCCGACTGACAACTACATCGAGGCCAGTTTCCCGCTGCTGGCGCGCAACGACAAGACCACGCTCAAAAACATCCTCGGGACGCTCCTGCCGTTCGGGACGCCGACGGTGGGCTGGCGTCAGGTCCAGATCGACAACAACATCTACCTGACGAGCAACGCGTCGTGGACCGGCAGCGTGTGGAATCGGGACGACGTCGCCGTCACGGCCTGGCGCATCGACGCGATTGCGGCCGGGAACTTCGTTATCAACTACGCCGCGGCCGCCGCGAACCCGATCACCTGGGTTGTCTTGGTGACAGTGACTCCAACTGGCGCACTCATCACCAGTACGCTGATTGGTGTGCCGACCATTCCAGCCGCGTCGTCGTCCATCCCATTCCGATGAGGTGACCTGTGAGCGCAAACGTCCAGCCGATCTACAGCAAAGCCAGCAACATCGGCTTTGTGAACCAGATCACGGCGGCGAGCACGGACCACCTGGGCGGTGGCGCGGTCGTGCTGTTCACAGCCGGGGCGCTGGGCAGCTTCCTGAGCCAGGTGGTTGCGACGCCGCTAGGGACCAACGTGGCGTCCGTGCTGCGCTGCTGGGTCAACAACGGCGCGACGTTCGTGACCACGACGAACAACGCGCTGCTGTTCGAAGTGTCGCTGCCGGCGACGACGATCACGGAAGTCGCGGCGCAGGCGTCCATCACGGTGGTCCTCAACGTCGCGCTGCCGGCGACGTACCGACTGGGGATTGCGATCGGCACCGCGGTCGCGGCCGGCTGGGCGGTCGTGTGCGAGGGAGGCAACTACTAAGCCGTGGCACCACAGGATTTGTTCGGGTTGCCAGGTGGCGGCGGTGGGGCAATCACTGTCACGTTCAAGAAGGGTACGGCGGCTGGTGATTACACCACCACCAGCGCAACATTTGTGCGGGTGGACGCCACGAACCTTGCGTACACGGTGACGGTGCCCACTGGACAGAAGCTTCTAATCGCGGCTTCTGGGACTCTGTTCAACACGGCGGGTAACTGGGACGTGGCACTGGCTGACGGGACAGCAGACAATACGGGGATTCTGAATCTTGTTGAAGTTAGTGCCAACAGCAACATCATTCCATTTGCTCTGTCGTGGGTGTTGGTTGGTGATGGTACGGTCCACACGGTCAACCTACAGTTTAGGACGAGTGCTGGGACTCTGTTGATTAAAAACTTGGCAACATTCGTCCCAACGATGACATTCTGGCTGGGACCAGCGAACTAAAATGATTCTCACCTATAACAAACTCGTCACTCCCGCGCTGCTCGTGTCGCAGATCCGAGCGAATGTGCCGAGTCTCGCCGGCGGGAACTTCGGGGTCACGCAAAGCCCGCAGTCCCCCGCGGAGCAGATGCTGTACATCAGCGTGCCGGATACGCTCAGTGCAGCAGATCAGCAAGCCGTAGGCACGGTTGTGGCCAATCACATCGCGACACAGTCCGATCCCGCGACCGTCGCGATCCAGCAAGCGATCACGTCATTGAAGGCCGCAGCCTCGGCAGGTCTCCTGACCGTGGCGCAGGTACAGACCGCGCTGCAAAATCTCATCACCATCCTGGGACTGTGACTGGATGCCGACCCTGCCCATCCCACAACTGGGGAACACGCTCAACACCGAGCTGCCGGCACAGTTCCTCGGGCTGGCGCAGTACGCGGCCGGATTGAACGTGGACATGGACCACGCGGCACTCAAGAAGCGGCCAGGGCTCGCGGCGTTCTTCAGCGGAGTCGCCGGCATCCCGATGCTCTTCCAGGACTTCGTCGACATCAACAACAAACGCTGGCTCATGGTCGTGACCAGCACGAAGGTCTACAGTTTCGACGAGGTCTCACTCGCCCTGGTGGATCGGACGCCACCTGGCTACGCGGCGCTCTTCAGCACGCCGGCGCAGGCCACCACGTTCCAGTTCAAGTGGTACCTGGTCAATGGATCCGGCTTCTGGTCCTGGGATGGCGCGACCGCGACACTGTCCGCCCTGCCGGCCGGATCCCCGCAGACGGCGAAGGCGCTGATCGCTTTCGGCAATCACCTGATCCTGGGCAATGTCGTGACCAGCGGCGGCATCGTGGACGTCTTCAAAGCGGCCTGGTCGGACTTCCTCAACGGGACGATCTGGACCACCGGGGACGCATTGAGTGCAGACATTGTGGACGGGAACGACGCCATCATGGCGTTCGGGTTCATCAGCCGCCTGGCCGCGATGTTCAAAGAGGACAGCGTCTACACGCTGACGCCGATCGTCTCGCCGCTGTTCTACCAGTTCGATCGTCGCGTCGACTACGCCGGCTGCATCGCGACCGCGACGGTGGCCAACATCCCCGGACTCGGCCTGGCGCACCTGTGGCGCGACGACCTCTACATTTTCAGTGGGATTGAAAGCCGGCCGATCTCGTACTACGCCCAAAACCGCGCGTCGCTGCGGCGCGACATGTACAGCGTGCTCAACAGCTCCTTTGTCAACACCAGTTTCGCGGTGCGCGACATGGCACGCCAGAAGTACCTGCTGTTCATCCCTACCCAAGCGTGGTCGATCACGGCGCCGGCGTATGCGGTCTACGTCTTCGACTGGATCTACCGCACGCTCACCAAGTACGACTACAGCGACATCGCGGGCCAGATTACCAGCGGTGGTGGCGGAGAACACACCTTCAAAGTGTCCCGCACCTTTGCGCAGTCGCCCTACGCGTTTTCCGCGTCGCCCTACCGCTTCAATGACCTCAGCGCGTCCCAGGCATCGAGCACGCCCCTGTTTGGCGGCGCGACCAGCGGGAAAGTGTACCGCCAGCCGCCCGTCGCGCAGTACACCGACGACGGAGTCGGGTACCTGAGCAGCGCGCAGACAGGGTTCCTCGACCCGAGCAAAGAGCTGGACGAGATGCGCTGCGTGTCGGCGGACGTCGTCTTCAAGCCGGGCGCGGCGACGGTCAACATCTCGCTGGTGACCAGTCCGGACGGGGACACGCTCAACACGTTCGGGCCACAGGCCATCAGCTTGGCCGCCGGCGCGCGCAAGAAGACGGCGTACTTTGACCGCACGGACATCTTCTTTGCGCTCAAGCTGGACGATGCCAGTGGCACGGTGGGGTGGGAAGCGCGCTCGGCACAGCTAGAGTTCGCGGAGGAGGCGGCCAAACGGTAGTGCATGCCCAACGTCCCGCAGTTCAAGAAGTACCCGCCGATCGCGGATCCGGTCACCGCCGAGGTCTTGCGCCAATTCTTCAAAGAGGACGACGACTGGACACAGTTTGTCGCGACGATCATCAATTCCGGGTTGCTCACGCGCCAGCTGGCGACCAACGTGGCCGTGCCGGCGACGGCCGGATCTGTGGTGGTGTCGTTTGCCATCGCGCAGCAGGATACCAGTTTCATGGTGGCACTGGAGGTGTCGTGGAACACAACCATGTGGGTCACCGCGAAGACCAAGACGGGCTTCACGGTCAACTTCGGGACGGCCGCGCCGGCGAACGCGACGTTCAGCTGGGCCATCCTGCGATGACGGTGCAGCTGGTCGAGCTGGTGAGCAGTCCGCTGGACGAGCTGCGGCCGCTGGTCGTCGCCTACGGGCGAGAAGTGCCGCAGGATCCGGCCGCGGCGCACCCGGATAATGTGCTGCAAGAGTTCACGCGGCTGATGGGCAGCCCGTATGTGCTGGTCCTGGCGGCGCGTGATGGTGAGCGGACGGTTGGGTACGCGGTGGCGCAGCTCATGCACGACCCGACCGATGATGCCATCTGTGTCCTGATCCGCCACGCCTATCTCGCGCCAGGCTATCGGCGCCGCGGCATCGTCTGGCAAGGATTGCAGGCGATCCACGCGTGGGCGAGTCGGCATCACGCGGGCTACTTCGCGGTAGTGACGCGGCGCGGGAAGGCGATGGCGCGCCTGCTGCACTGGCGGCACGCGGGCCACTATCATGGCGCAGACGTGCTGGTGACGGAGGTCTCACATGGCCACTGACCCGAGCCAGGTCTACAATCCCTACACGCCGTTTTCGCCCGTAGGCGGGAATCCGAGCTCACTGGCGTTCGGCCAATATTTCCTGCCACCGTCATTCGGCGCGCAGGCGGCCAGCTCGCCACAGACCGCCGGGACCCTCGGCAACACGGGCAGTGGATCCGTGCAGAGCCTGGCGCCGTACTCGCAATCGGCCTGGTACCAGTTCCTCCCATTCATCATCCAGGCGCTGATGGGCAACAGCCAGCAGCCATCCTCTTCGGTGTTCCCGGTGGGCAACGCACTATTCAGCACACAGCCGACTGCGACGCCACCGATCGCGACGCCGTTCGGTGGGACCGCATACGTCACCTCACCAGAAGGTGGCGGTGCCGGTGGTGGTGGTGGCATGACACCCGGCGGCGGTGGTGGTGGTGGCGGCGCATGGGCCGGACCAGGATTTGAAGGGAGCGTGCCGGGGACCGCGGCCTAACATGGACATCTTCAGCTCGCAGAAGTCGACGCAACCCTCCGCGCGCTACCCGTCGATGGCGGAGCTGCCCCAGGAGCTGCAGGGGCTCATCAAGCAGGGCACGAGCACGCTGCAGTCGCCGGCGTCGATGAACATTCAAAACATCCTCGCGTCGCTCGCCGGTCCGGCCGCCGGGCAGGTCGGTGCGACACTGTCCGGTGCGTACCTGCCGACATCGCCAACCAGCAACCCGTACATCAGCGCGATCATCGACGCGCTCAACAAACGGCAGGAGCAGGACACCTCGCGTCTGCGCAGCTTGTGGGGTGGGCAGGGACTGGGCATGAGCGAAGGACTGCAGCGCGCGGAAGCGGACCTCAGCAGCGGCTACGCGGGCCAGGAAGGCCAGTTGTTGCAGAACCTGTATCAGACGGAACGCGGGAACCAGCTCGGCGTGCTCCCCTACGCGATGGGCATGTATCAGTTCCCCTTCAACCTCGCTGAGCGTCTCGCCGCACCACTCATGACGCCGCTCGGGCAAACCACCACGGAGACGCCGAGCTTGTTCGCGCAGCTCCTCAAGGGCGCCACGGCCGCTGCGGAGTTGGGCTGGCAGCCGTTCGCGCCGGCGCCGACATAACGCATGAGCATCGACTGGGGTGAACAACTCGGAAAATTCTTCGGCACACTCGAGGCCGTGCGGCAGAAGCGTGCCCAGGACGCGTTCACCAATGCCATGCGTGCGCTGCAGATATACCAGACCACGGATCCGTACGGGCAGCGGGATCCGAATCGGTTGCGGGCGCTGATGGGCGAGGTCGAACGCACCGGGACAGCAGGTGGCATCCTCCCCAAAGGCTTTCAGTATGCGCGCCAGACCCTGACGACGCCCGGCCGTGTGACTCAGGAAGGCCAGCCGGCGCAGATGTTGCCGGCGGGTCTGGCACGCGCCGAGGGGACTCCACGCGCCGTGCCGGCGCAACCTGAAATGCGCGAACCCGCGACCACGACCACGCAGATCGCGCTGCCGGTCGGTGGCGTCGCCGATCGACCATTTCGAGACGTCGTCTCGAGCAAGGACATCCAGCAGTGGGTGGCAACGAATTACGGGCAGCAATTCCTGGACGCGCCCTACAAGGACGTGCTCGACGCGATTCCCGGACTCAAGACGCGTCTCGAACGCCTGGCGCTGCCGGCGATGACCCCAGAACTGGTGCTGGCGGGCATGCGGTTCCGTCCTGGTCAAGAAGCCCAGGCCCAGCAAACTGTGGCGTCGCTTATCGCGCAAGGCGAACTGGATCCGCTCAAACTCCGCGCGGCCGTCAAGGATTTCACCGAAGCGCCGCAGACGACCGAGGAAGTGAAGAAGGCGTTCACGGACCACCTCAACCGCGACACCACGCGGCTGAAGGCGCTGGAGTCGGAGATCAAGGCAGCCGCGGTCAACAACCCGGACGACGTCCCGCGCCTGGTGCGCGAGTACAACGCGCTGGTGCAGCAGGCGAACAACGCGTTGAGCATCCACGCCCGCGACGCGCAGGGCCGCTACGGCGTCGACGTCGGCTTCCAGGGTGTGCCGTTTGCGCCGATCAGTGATGCGGCCATCGCGAGCATGACAGCGGGTGCGCGTGAGAAGGCCGAGCTGGCGAAGACGCGGTTGGAGCTCACGAAAGAGCAGCTCGACCGTGCCCGTGCGGGTTTCAAGGATCTCACCCCTGGTGAACGTGCGGTGCTGACGCAATTCAACTCACCCTACTTCCAGTCCCAGCAGCCGCAGTTGCAAGCGGCGATTCGCGCGCGCGCGGCGGCCATCTACAGTCGCCTGACCGGGACGCAGATTACACCGGACGCGATGGCGCCTCCGCCGAAGACCGCTACCCCCGGCATCGTCCAACGCTATGAGAACCTCATGCGTGACCTCCGCAGCCTCTGGGACTCCAGTGCGCCGCCCGCCCCAGGTGCAGCGCCGCCGGCGCCCGCACCACCCGCGCCACCGGCCGCAGGGAAGACATACACCGATCAGGACGTCACTGACATCGTCGCAGCGAATCCTGGGATGACTGCAGCGCAAGCCGAAGCGATGCTGAAAGCCAAGGGATACACCAAAGCCCCGTGAGCATCGACATTGAACAAGAACTCGCCAAGGTGCGTGCGCGCCGGGCTGCGTCACCGGCTGGCACTGGACCGGCTCTCGACATCGAGGCCGAGCTTGCCAAGGTCCGCGCCCGGCGCGCTGCATCCGTCCGCGCGCAGTACGCCGCTGGCGATATTCCTGGATTCACGACCCCTGAACGCGGTCCCATCCGAGAGACGCCGATCACGCAGGCGCTGCGGGGGTACACCCGCGGGTACCTGATGCCGATCTCCGGCCGGGTCAAAGAGCTGCAGCCAGTCCCGGAACGCGTCAAGCCAGTCACCATGCCCCAGGTCCGCGCCCAGTATGCGGCCGGCGACATTCCAGGATTCACGCGGCCACAGCGCGGACCGGTGGAGGCCATCGGCGGCCAGCGTGTCGCGCCGGTTGAAACGATCGCGGAGTTCGCCGGCGCATCAGTCGGCCTACCGCAGCGGATCGTGACCGGCATCGCCGCACGCATCGCACCCGCCGCGGCCGCCAGCGCCCTGGGTCGTCTCGCGAACAACATGGAAGTCGGCGCGCTGTACGGCGTGCTCGACGCGACGGTCAGCCACTTTGAAGAATTGCGCGGCATGCCACCGAAAGAGGCGGCCAAGCGTATCGCGATGGCGGCCGGGCTCACCGCCGCGCAATTCGCGACCTTTGGCGTGGCGATTGAATCACTGCTCGCCGTCATGCGGCTGGTCGGTCCGACCGCGTTCTCAGCGGTGCGCGCGGCGCGCGACTACCTGCGGCCGACAACCGCCGAAGCACCGGCGGCTATCGGGGCGACACGGCCGACGCCGGCGAAAATACCACCAATCGAATCGCCCGATCTCGCCATCCGCACCACTGAGCCGGTTCTGCCTGAGCCCAAGCCGATCAGCGAGGTCAAAGCCGCGCCGATTACGCCGGAGCAACGTGCGGCCGCCGAATCGGGCATGCCGGCCGTGCGGGCCGGAGGGCCGTTTGTCCAGCCCGCAGTCTCCACGCGCCCGAAAGTCGGCCAGCAGGTCGTCTGGCAGGCCGATGGCCAGCCCTACACGGTTGAGTCGGTCGGACCACGTGGTGCGGTGTTGGTGGATCCCACCGGCCAGGTCCGGATCAACGTGATGGACAAAGACATCCGGCCGGCACTGGTGGAGACGCCGGCGCAGACACGTGAGCTCACCCTGGAAGGCCAGGCTGCCCAGGCAACGCCGGCAGACGTCGGTCAGCAAGAGGCGCTCATCACCACACGGGCCGCAACACCGGCGTTTGGTGAGCAGCCGGCGGCGCGTGGTCCGAAGCCGACGCCACCGGAAGAGATGACCCTGGGCCAGTTTGTGCGCAATCAGGGCGGGATCAGCATCGGCGAGAGTCCGGGTGTGACCGGCGAGCTACGCGGGGTCATGCGCAACGCCGCAGGGAAGCCCACCGGGTACGTCAAGGCGAAGGTGGGGATCAGCGCCGATCGCATGGGCCAGCTGGCGACGGAAGCGGGCTTCCGCACCGCGACCGGCGAGCCGATCAGCGAGGGCAACATCACGTCGATCCTCGCCGACGAGCTGCGCGGCAAACTGCTCTACAGCACGAAAGGCACGGGCCTGCAGTTTGAGAAGCGCGCGGCCGCCCAAGAGCAGAAGATGTGGAAGTACGTCAGTGGCGAGACCGGCGCGATGAAAATCTCTGAGCCGGTCGGCAAGGCGATCGAGGCGGCGCAGCAGGAGATCAACGACATCTATAGCGGCACGCATCGGGCGCTGGCGCCGGCACGCGCGCCTGGCATGGCCGAAATTCCGTTCGTCGGCCAGCGCAACCGGCTGCTGGGTGAACGCGACGTCTACACGCTGCGCAGTCAGGTCTTCTGGGACCGGAAAGTGGCGCCGATCCTGGCGCGGATGCCGCGGGCCAAGGGTGAGGATCCGGCCACACTGCGCAACGCGATCAGCCTGTACCTGGACCGCCTGCACGATCCGACCGGATTCGATGCGCACTCCGCGACGGCCGCGATGAAGTCGCCCGAGTTCGCAGCCGCACTCGAGCGGATGAACCGCATGACGCATGAGGAAAAGACCTACGCCGAGCAGGTCATCAACCTGTGGGACCACAACCGCGGCAAGTACCGAATCGACCAGGAAGTCATGGGGCAGATGCTGGACTTCCACGTCAGCCACCTGTGGGAGACGACGGCCGCCGGCCGGGACATCCCGCCGCTCCGCGGCCAGCGTGGGGCCGCGCAGCTCTCGCCGCGCTCGCCGTTCTCGCTGCACCGGTCGATCCCCACGATCGCGGAGGGCATTGACCTCGGGCTCACACCGCGGACGATGGACATCGTGACGCTCAACAAGCTCAATGACGCGGATACGGCGCGCGCGGTCATGGCAAAGGGCATGCGCGACGCGCTATTGGATTCCGGGATGGCGAAGTGGTCGTTTGAAGCCATCCCCGGCTGGGAGGATCTGGGCGCGCAGCTGCGGATCTTCCGGCATCCCATCCAGATGAAGACACCGCTGGTCGAGGGCGGGAAGCCGCCGATCATCGAGCAGCACCTGTGGGTGGATCCGCACGCCGCGGACGCCCTACGCTTCCTGTGGGAACAGGATCCCTTCAAGTCCCCGGTCGGGCCCGGCGCGTTCACCAACCGGCTGTTCAAGTACAACGCCTGGGTCAAAGGCATGGAGCTCAACTACTCGTTCTTCCACGACTTCAACCTGGCCAAGGTCTTCTTCTTCAGCCGGCCGCTGGCGTCACTCAAGATGACGGTCTCCGGACCTGGGCTCTACCAGAAGTGGGGACCCGTCGCGTACGGGATGAAGGCGATCACCGAGATGGAGCCGACGCTCGAGCGACTGGTCCAGGGGGGACTGAAGGTCGGGCGCGACAACGTGTTTGATGCCTATTACGCCATGACGGGTGGTCCGCAGCGTTGGGGACTGAGCAACACGGTCGCGCGTGCGCGCAGTCGGGCGTTGTGGGATGTTCTCCACCCGTCACTCAAGGCGGCCGACGCGATGGTGACGGTCAAAGACGCGCTGCAGAAATTCTCGGGGATGACCAACCCCAAGACGCACGCGCCGTGGACCGAGGAACAAATCTTCGAGCAGGTCGCCGAGGTGATGAACCGCAAGTACGGCGGCCTCAACTGGCACCGGTACGGGACGACGCGCGGCATGCAGACGTTGATGCGCGCGCTGCTGCTGGCTCCGGACTGGACGCTCAGCAACCTCATGCTCGGCGTCTCCGCGCTCAAAGGCGGCCTCCACATCACCTCACCCGAGACAATGTTCAGCAACACGGTCGAAGGGTGGGCCGCGCGGCAGTCGCTGGCCAAGACGGTGGCGACGTTCTTCGTGGCCCTGCAGGGGGTCAACATCCTGCTCAATGGTCACACGACGTTCCAGAACGACGAGAACCGCTGGCTGTCGCTCCAGCTGCCCTGGCGCTCGCCAGATGGCCGGCGCATCTACGCGGACTGGCTGCAGCCCGGCGAGCTCAAGGATCTGATTCGTGCCGGCGAAGCCTTGGGCCAGGGCGACATTGTGCAGGCGATGGGCTTCATCAAAGGCAAGCTCGCGCCGATCACCAAGACCGGCGTCTCACTACTTACCGGGACGGACTACTGGGGCCGGCAACTCAAGGAACCGGGGATGACGAACCTCGAGGCCGCCGAACGCTACGGATCCGAAGCGTTCAAGAACATCGCGCCGAACCCCATCGGCCTCACCGCGTTCGGCGAGTACCTGACCGGTTCCCGCGACCTGACGCAGGGGATTGCCGGCGCGATCGGTGCGGGTCCGACACCGCGCGGCGCCCTGGTGCCATCGACCATCTGGCAGACGCTGCCGACGACCAACAAACGTGAGTTCATGGACCGGCTCAGCCCGGCCGAACGCGACGACCTCATCAACCAAATCGCCACCGGCCGCGTCACCGGCACGGTGGGCATGAAGCTGGACGCGTACGTCAAGCGCGTCCACTACCTGCAGCAGCAGTACCGGCGTGAGCGGCCACCCGAGGAACGCTACGCGCCGCGTGGAGCGCGGCCGCCGGCGCCGCAGGTCACGGTCCCGCCCTAATGCTCATCGTCAGCAAATCCGGCGACCTCACTGCGCTCGCGCCGCGGATTGGTGGCAGTCTGATGATCTTCCGCCCCTACGCGCGCAAGAAGCACCTGTACGACGGTCTGGCGCCCATCTTCAGCAGCATGGAAGACGCCATCCGCTCGCGGCCGGAGTACATCCTGTTCGACCAGATTGACTCGTACGACAAGCACGGGCAGCCGGTCTATGGCATCGGCGCGCTCGCCGACGCGCTGCGGCGGCGCTACCCGGTCTGGGGCGCCGGCACGCTGCAGGACGCGCTGGAGAACAACCGGGCCTGGGCGCTGTCGGTCTTCCTCGACGCCGGCATGCGCATCCCGACCACGCTGGTCTTCGACCCGGAACGCGGGAAGGACTGGCAGGCGGTCGACCTGGAGGACCGGCTGCGCGTGCATCGCGTGAAGGGGCACCTGAAAGAAGCGCGCGCGTTCGTGGAGCACGCCGGCGGCCGGTGGGTGCTCAAGCCGCACGACAACGGGCCGACGTCGCTGTCCTACGTACCGCAGGACACGGAGGACCTGGCGCACCGGCTCGAGATGGCGCGCGAGAAACACCAGGTGCCGCCACAGACGCGGTTCATCCTGCAGCGGTTCGTGCCCGGCGTGGAGATCAGTACGGAAGTGTGGGTCAGCAACGGCGAGATCATCGGGCCGCCGAACGCGACACTCGAGACCAAGCGCCTGATGGCCGGTGACCTGGGCCCGTCGACGGGGTGCCAGACCAGTGCGGTCTTCGTGTACCCGTCCCAGGACGTGCGGATCATGCGCAAGACGATCGGCCGCCCGGACTTCAGGGCGTGGTTGAAGAAGCCGACCATGCCCACGGGTCGGCCGGCGCCTGGCCCATATCACGGGCCCCTGGATCTGAACTGCATCGTGTCGGAGGAGGATCACCAACCCTATGTGCTCGAGCCCACCCCCCGCTTCGGCTACAATGCTATCTACGCGCTGCTGGAACTCCTGGACGCCGATCCGCGGTCAGTGTTTCGTGGCTATGCCGCCGGCGAGGCGGCGCCTGCGTCGTTTCGTACGTCTCAGATTGCGTATGCGCTGCGCGTCAGCATCCCGCCCTACCCCGCGGCGGATGCGATCGACGATCCGGCAGCACTCGA